CGATTGCGGTCATCGGCAATGGCCCGCTCCCAGGCAGTCGCCGCGGCCTGGGTCAATGTCTTCTCGCGCTCCTTGTCGCCTTTGACCGGGAAGGCCAGCCTGGCAGCCAGGTCCAGTTCCAGCGCGGTGATTACCTTCTGGCTGACCTTGATACCGGCGATGTCGTCGATGGCATATTCGAGGATGGCTCCCTCGACATTGGAATAAAGCGTCGACCCCTCGATGATGTAAGGGGTCTCGAAATAGCCGGATGATACCGACCAGGCCTCGGCATAAGGTTCGCCCGGCAATGGAACCGGGTAGCCGCCGCCGACACTGGCGAAATCAGGAACGACGCGGATCGGCGAGGCCATGTTGGCGGGCAGTGCGTAGGCATAAGTCCACTCGTACGGCCGGTCATTTGTCAGCAGCAGCGCCAATGTCACCCGCTGATTGGCAAACGACCAGTCGTGATCGAACGGACCATCAAGCGCGTCGGCCATCGCCCTTGGATAGAAGCGTCGGCATTCGCGCCCGGCAAGCGTGTTCTCGGCCATCGTGGCAATCGGCTCCGACCTGATCCGTGCCAGGGCCAGATTACACACCTCGATCTGCGACACTATCGGCATCCGTATCTCCTGCTCCAGCTATCGGCTGGATTGAATCGTTACCGGAAGAAAACCGTCGTCACTCTTGGCCTGGACGGACCGCCGCCGCCGACACCTTCGGGGAACTCTTCCATGTTGAGCAACGCACGGGCTGGCTGTCCGGCGTAGGCGAATGTGCCGAGCGCTGCCGTCACCTTGAAGATGTTGCCGAGCGCCGCTGCCTGGCCAGTGTAGGTGAACGTGCCAAGCCCGGCTGCGATGGAATAGGTCACCGCGGTCAGCAGCTGGACCGCCTGTCCTGCGTAGGAGAATGTGCCAACGGCGGCGGGCATGATGAAGCCGCGGACCAGTAGCGCAGCCTGTCCGGTGTAAGTGAACGTCGCCAGGCCAGCGGCCATCTTGCGGGCCGACATGGTTGCCGCTGCTTGCCCGGTATAGCTGAACGTGCCCAGGCCAGCTGGCATACCGCGGGTCAGGATCGCTGTCTGTCCGGCGTAGCTAAACGTGCCCAGTGCGGCTGGCATCTGGTAGCCACGCGCCAGCCCGGCCGCCTGGCCGGTATAGGTAAAAGTACCCAGAGCGGCTGGCATGGTAAAGGTGCCGCCGCCAACAGTCAGGGTGGCCGCTTGCCCAGTGTAACCGAATGTCCCCAGCGCAGCTGGCATCGGAAGGCCGCGCACCATGCCAGCAGACTGCCCTGTGTAGCTGAAACTGGCATTAGCGGCAGGCATGACCGTGGCCTGCGTCGACAGCGCTGGCTGGCCACTGAGAGTGAAGACCCCGACCGCAGCCGTCAGAGTAAGGGCTGCACCGCCTGCGCCGTCGGTGATGATCCCGCCGATGTCGTCAAGGATGTCACTGCCGAGATGGTCGGTGATGTTCGCCATCAGACCAACGCCCACGCGCCGTTTTTATAGACCTTCACCGGCTTCGTTACCCAAGCCGACCCCGACCACACCTTCATCGGCTTCCTGACCCACGCGCTGCCGCTGTAGACCTTGGGCCTTCCGCCTTCCTTGATCTCGACCGCGATGCCGACGGAGTTGGTCAGGGTCGATGTCCAGCTGAGCGTCTGAGCTGGCGACGACAGGTCATAGGCGAACTCGATCCGGTGGTTGGTGCCGCCTGCCGGGTTGCTGTCGAACAGCTCGGTGTAGGTGCCCACCTGAGTGACTGCCGCGGTGAGGTGGCCGACGCACCAGCCGAAGACAGCGCTGGCTGCCTCTGGTGCAGTCGGCAGGGTGCAGCTCGGGTCGCCTGCAGTGTTGGCGTTTATCGCCAGGTTACTGAGATCGTAGCTCGCGCCGGTCACCTCGATCACCGAGATCACTGTAGAGGTGGTGCCGCCAGCAGCGGTGACCGTGCGGGCTGCTGGCGAGGCCGGTACGATATGGCGGTACAGTGCACCCTTGATGAAAGGATTGCTGGCTGGGCCGGTAACGGCGTTGGTGATCAAGTCCCATGTCCCGCCGATGCTGTCGGATATGGTCGGCACGCCGGGAGCTGACGCCGCCTTGGTGGTGCAGAGGGCAAGCAGGATCGAGCCTGCTGTCGGGGTGAAGCTGACAGTGACTGCTGATGTAGTGCCTCCGGCGAGACCCCGATTTATTGGAGAGCCGACCGCCATCAGGTGGTGTCCACGAAGCGGTTGCTCTTCAGCCTATTGTCCTTGGCTGGCAGAACCTGAAGGTTCTCAGGGATGTGCAGCCCACAAACCAAGGGGTGCTTAATCGGGATAATGTGATCGACATGGTGAGGGACACCGGCCTCCACTGTCAGCCGTCGCGCCTCCTTGTAAAAACCGAGGAGGGCAGCCCTATCCACCCAAGCAGGCATCGCACCTTCCTTGCGCGCCTGATACTCGCGGCGATGGTGGTTGCGGCGTTCTGGATGCCGCTCGCGGCTAGCCTTTTTGATAGCCTTCGCCTTCTCAGGGTCGGCGGCATACCAAGCCCTAAGTCGCGCATTAACCGCTTCACGATTTTTGGCTTCCCAAGCCTTATGGGCCTCTCGGTATTTATCAGGCTTTTTGGCCTGAGAAGCCTTCACGGCTGCGCGATGGCACATCGCACACCTGCCGTTCTTATAGCGCTCCGAGGCGGGATGTTTCACGCAAGGCCTCATGTCGTATCAATCCAAAGGTCGTTGGTCGCAGGCGACCCCGGAGCGCTGGTGCTGACGGCCATGTTCTTGAAGGCCGCCGTACCGGTGGCCGTGCCGTTGAATTTGATCGCTGCGCCAGAGAGATTGACGTTTCTGCCACCCTCGGCCACGACGAAAAGGTCGGTGGCATCGGCATTGCCTATGTAGCCCACCCGCGTAGTGCTTGCCGCGTAGAAGGCGACGTGGCCTGAATTAGTCGCGGACCCCGGAACTACGCCAGCGTACCCGTTGCCGCCTCCGTTGGCGACTGTGACGCCGCCAGCGCTGGTGACGTCCAGCGCCCCGGCAATGGCCTGTGAGCCGCTGGTGGTGACGAACTCGCCGACGTCAAAGGTCTTGACCGTCCCGCCGCTGTCGCAGCCTAGCAGGAAGTCTGTGCCAGCTGGTGGCGTCTTGAGCGTATAGCTTGAGAGTGCGGCCATTTACTCGGCCTGTTCTGGATCACCCATGCGGCCACCAACGGCGCGGACCAGCAGGGCCATTTCCTGCTCGATCTCGAACAGACCATCCTCGGCAGCTGCGACCTTCTTGTCGGCGGCCTCGACCTCCTTGAGGTGTTTGGCAACCAGCTTGTCGCGCTCAGCCCGTACCGGGCCTGACTTGGCGCGCTGCTTCGCCTGCTGGGCCTTGAGTTCCCAGAAGCGCTTCTTCATGCTTTCGGCGGATGGCATCTTGGTCATGGTTTAGCTCGCCTGTATTGCGCCGGTTGATGGATCGAAATCAACAGTGAAGCTGTCGCCCACGTTCGAGAGGGTGATCGAGCTACCATAGTCGTAATAGCCGATGACCTTGTTCGATTTCGAGGTGTTGTAGATCACCGCGTAGCGGAACGGACCAATGCCGCCCGCGGTGGCGGTGAAGACGCTGTCTGCGAGCACCTGCTTGTAGGTGCCGGTGGTCTGGGCCGAGGACGAGATGGTCAGCGCGTTGCCGCCAGCAGTGTAGCCATTGGCTGCGGCCGGGGCCGGGTAGACGCCGGTCGACCAGACGGTGTCGGTCGCTGCTGGTGCGGTATTGGTCAGCGCGACCTTGAGACTGTCCGCTCCCAGGTTGTGTCCACCCTCGAAGATTTCTTCGATGAAGGACTGGTACTTGTTAAATGCGGCCATCAGTCAGTCCCTAATGTGATGCGCAGCTGATCGAGTGTGGCATCGACGCTCAGCGGTGGATAGAGACCGAATAGGTCGCCTGCCACATAGGTTGAATCGCTGAACGCCGCGACACCAGCTGTGCCGGTGAAGGTGATGGTGCCGTTGGCGGCCCCGTTCTTGAATAGTCGAAGCGCGGATGGGGCGGTCGCTGCCACCCCGGCGCTGATGTAGTCCGTGCCAGAGAAGATGATCCCGCCCGACGGCGTCTCGAACTCCAGCAGTGGATCGCCTGGTGAGGCGGTTGGCATGTCATTGACATTGATCGACATCGCGCCTGGTTCTTCGACCGGTGCTGGCGGTGCGCCATTGACGTCGTAGGGGACGGTCTGTCCGCGCTTGAGCAGGCTGTCCCTGGTCTCGGAACGGTAGGCGATATTGCCCTGGCTGCGATAGACCGGGCGCGGCAGGGCCATTAGTTGATCTCCAATGGACAGGCCTGCGGAGCGCGTGAGAACACCCCGCAGGCCCTAACCATTACTGCGCTTCGTTGACGTAGGCAGCGCGGATCGCGACGATCAGGTCATCCTTGCTGAGGCCGGTGGCATCAGTCAGGCCCAGGCGCAGCGCTTCGGCCTGGAGAGCCTCCATGCTGAACGTGGTGAGGTCCGGATCATCCTTCTTCGACGCCATCGTGTCATCGACGGCAGCCGAGACGCGAGCGTCCTTGCCCTTGGACAAGGGCTCCATCCAGCTGCCCTGCTCCGCGGCCGTGGCAAACACTTCGCCCGGTTCACGGATCATGCCGTCGACGTAGCCACGCGCCAGTGCCCGGTACTCCTTGGGCTTGCGCTTGGCCATCTCTTCGGCCGACGGACGGCTGTCAGCGATCTTCCGGTCTTCCGGCGATAGCATCTGGCCGCCTGCGGCAGAAGCGTTGTCAGCGCGCTGGCCGCGGGTCTGTCCCTGGTTCTTACCCATGGGTCTTCACTCCCTTAGTTGGTCTGGTCACCGGCCGAGATCGCGGCAAAGATTTTGCCGAGAGACGGCGCGGTACCCGCGACGGTGTAACGCAAACCGATGAAGCGCTCGTTGGTGCCTTCCGGCAGTTCCGCAGGGAACTGGATTTTGGCACCAAGCGTGAGGCTCGCCAGCAGGACGGCCGGGCCGACAGCCACGATACGGGGTGAACCGAACGCGGGATCGTCGTCGACTTCCAGCTGGAAAGTCAGGCTGGTGAGGTTGTTGAACGCCTCGGTGACGCGGATCGTGAGCGGGATTTCGGTAGCGATACCGATGTCCCGACGCACCGCGTTGGTGGCACCGACAGGCGTACCAGCCGCGCCGATGTCCACGATGTTGGTCGAGCGGGCAGTGGCAGTGATTGCCTGGCTGTCGCTGAAGACCAGAGTGTTGTCGATGATCATTTCTTCTACTCCTTATCCCTGGCCTTAGATCACGCGAGCTTCGGTGTTGAGAAGCGCGTCGGTCACGCGGATCGGGATGCCCCGATACGTTTCGACCTCTTCGCCTTCAAGCTCGGTGGTGCGCAGCTGCAGAGCGCCGTTAAGCGTCGGGTTGGTCAGCTGTGCATCGAGCGCCTCGTAGACCGTGCGGTTCATGTAGATGACCGTCCGGCCTTCGCTGGCGGCGTTATCGCCACGCATGTCAGTGGCACGGATGCGCCCCTGGATGCGGTGATAGGCCTGGCGAAGACGCTTGAGGACATCGACCGTACCGGCAATCATGTCGCTGACGTCGAGGTTGGCGATGCGGACATTGTAGCGCCAATCCTTGACGGCCAGGCCGAGGTGCCAGCGGAACAGCTCTTCCTTGACGTAGTAGGCGTTGCCGTTGCTGTCAGTGACCCGCTGCTCGCCCTTGTCCTGCCGGGTGATGCCGCCCTGAGTACCCTTCGGGTAGATCAGGTGAGTGGCATTCTCCGACCAGGTGACCAGCCAGATCGACGTATTGTCGGAACCGGTGCCGCCTGCATCGACCACCTGGTTGATGTTCTGACCGGTGCCAGCGACGGTGTTGTACCGCGCCGCCAGGCCCTTGAATTTCTCAGGGGTGGACGCACTGTCGTGATAGAAGATGCCGGTCTCGGCTTCCTGCGTCATCGACTCGATGAACGCCTCGGCTTCCGACGCCCGAGTGGCTGCCGGGTTGGGCGAGATGTCCAGCAGGCGGGTGTCGACGGTCGACAGACCTTCGACGAAGCCGGTGGTGTCGGTGACCATCGCACGCCCGCTCTTGGACTGCGGGATGCCCTGGTAGAGGCGGCCCCAGGTCACTGCAGGCAGGTTGGTGCGGATAGCGTGTTCGTGGGTCGTACCACGATTGGCCTCTACCGTGATCGCATCCTTGACGGCGGGCGATGAACGGCGAAGGACTTCGGCGACATTCGCCGTTGCATCATCTCCACCCGCTCGAAACATGTCGATCAGGTTGAGGAAGGATGCGCCAATAGTAGCCATGGTGTTGCTCCCTTACTTCTTTGGTACATCATCGGGGTAGAGGGTCTCAAGACGATCCTTCTTTCCCTGAGGATTGGTGGTGTCACGCTCCAGCTTGGTATCTTCCGCGATGGAAGCTCCAACTTTGCGGAACATGGCGATCATGGTCGGGTGGTTGCCCAGACCGGTGTCGTCCAGCAGTTGCCGGAACTCTGATCCCTTCGGTGCGCCGTAGTGGTCGAGCGCCTTGGCAGCCAGTGCCTGGGTCTCGCTCCACTTCTTGCCACCGATCTCGGGGTCCTTCTCGGCATCACGCGCCCACTGGGCGGTCATTGCCTTGTGATCTTCGGCCTGCTGCTCGGCCATCCGTGCCTGGACGTCGAGGACCAGCGGTGCCAGCTTGTTGGCCTTGTCGTTGCTGAGCCCCAGCTCCTTGAGGACCGGCGTCGCCTTGTCGAGCAGCACCTTGTCCATCTCGATCTGGGTCTCGATGTCCTTGCCGTCGTCGTCCTTGCCTGGAACGGTCAGCTTGAGGTCGTACGCCTCGGGGACAGTATCAGCACCCTCGGCCGAACCATTCGGCTTACCATCGTCAGAGCCGCCTTCGCTGCCCTTCGATTGATCGCCGCCCTGGTCTCCGGCTCCGTCATCGGACTGAGCGCCACCGAGGACAGAAGACTGGTCGCCGTCGTCCGGCGTACCAGCGCCTTCGCCTTTGCCAGACGCATCGCCATCACCGCCTCCTGCTGGGCCGTCTCCGTCGGCACCGTGATCATCGGCACGCATAAAGCGGCCCATCGCGAGTTCACTCGGCGTCGGGGTCATCCCCATCGTCGTCGAGGAGTTCAGCGTGGCGGTCGTGCTTGGAAGATTTGGCTTTAATCGCATTTTGGGTCTCCGTTGGTGAACGAGTTGTTTCCTCGCGTAGTACCTGGATGAGGGTCAGGAGGGCGCCGCCTGGGTGTACCTCGGCGACTGGCTGTCCTGTCTCGACCAAGTCGAGGATTTCCAACCCCAGGTTCCTGCGTCCCAGATTAAACTGATCACGCCCAACGGACCCATCGGTCTGAGCGCTGAATATCCCTGCCCGTTGAATCACCGCAAATAGAAACCGACGGAACGCTGCACGCTCCATCAGGTCGGCCATGTCGCGGACCAGCTGCTTGTCTTCGGTCATTCGGTCTCTGCCTCATGGAGCAGCCGGTACACATGCCTGACCATGCCGCCGATCATCAAGGAGCGATTGTGGACCTGGCTGGTCCAGTACCGGGGGCATCCGTCACGCTCGACGGCGGTGATGCAGACCATCGACAGTTGCCCCTCCCTGGCCTGCTTCAATGCACCTTCAAGCGCCTGGATGACGCCCTGGTTGGCAGGCTCAAGCTGGAGTTCGTGAAGCGTGGCCGTCTTGCGTTTCATCGTGGTAGCAGCGGGACCAGGTCACTGACAGCTGGCGGTGCCGCCATCGGTGCTTCGCTCAAGAGCCTGGCTGCGTCGACTGCAACGCCAGCGGCTGGTGCCGCCTTGCCTGCCGCCTCGGCCGCCATCGCTGCCTGCGCGTTCTGGGCCTCTGCCTCGGCGTCGGCGTCGGCATCCTCGGACGAACGCAGCGCCTTGGGTGGTGCGCCGGAGCGATCCCAATACTCGTCGACCAGCTCGTTGGCGTCGATCTTGTGGACCACGTTGGGGAAAATCCCCGCCAGGTTGCCGATAAAGCCGACACCGCGCTCGATCTGGCCGAGGCCGACCATCCGCTGCATCTGGGTGAGTATCGAAACGAACTCGATCTTGAGGTCCGGTGCATCGCGCAGGACATCGGGCGCCGGTGGCAGCAGGCCCATCCGGTCCATGATGCCATAGGTTCGCTCGATCACCACTTCCAGCTTCTCATTGTTGACCCGTTCAATCACCGGGCCAAGCTGGGTCAGCTTCTCCTCGTTGCGGGCAGCTATTTCTTCGATGTTGCGCGGCTGGATGCCCTGCATGTTGGTGATGGCCATGAACAGGTCGGCGTAGGTCGCCTCGTTGATCGCCTGCTTGATGTCGCCGATGTCCTCGCGGATTGCACCGATGGCCTGGTATGGCACCTCGTAGGGAACGCTGACCACGTTCGACATGTCGAGGTCCTGGCTGGCTACCGATACCACGTTGCGCGGCATCCTCTTCAACTTGACCTTGGCGGATGCGACCATCTCGGGATGGATGTGGAAGTCGGTGGCCTCGGCCTTGCGCTTGACCTGCATCTGCAGCTCGCGAAGGTCGGGCAATGCATCGTGGCCAGGCCCCTGCCCCCATACGTCGCCACCAGTGGTGTCCCACCGCGGCGCCCAGAACGGCTGTTCCTCGAACCCGTTGCGCTGGACGAAGCGCTCCTTGCTGCCGTCCTTCTCGTCCCAGTAGACCGACAGCCACTGCTTGCCGCGCCACCCTGCGGCTCCAGCGACATACTCGTCGTTGGGCTGGATGGCATGGTAGAAGGTGACCGTCTGGTCGTAGTTGGCCTGGTCGTAGAGCCGGGTGATGTATGGGCTGACATTGTCCCGGCCGAACCCCTCGACCGCGTCCTTCACCGTCTTCGGGCATTCGCGGTACAGGGCTTCCGGCTGGAGGTGGCTGCCCATGCCGATCCAGTATTCGCCGAACGTCAGCTGGTGGCAGACCATGCCCTCGACATCGTGGGGCAGGGCAATGCATGCCTCGGTGCCGAACATGCCCATCTCCAGGTAGCCGGTCTTCATCGCTCCATAGAGATTGGTCGAGGCCATGAAGGCGTACATCCGGCGCTGGACCTCGGCGAGGTAGTTGCGCACCTCGGGATCGTCATCGAGCGTCTCGCTATAGGCCTTCAAGGTGAACCATGGCCGTGACTGGGAGCTGAGCCCACTGGTCATTCCACCCTGCAATGTGCGGAAAGCGAAGATGCCGTGGCTGCTGTTGAGCCTGCGGTTGGACTGGCGCCCCTTGTTGACGTCGGTCGCAAGCCATCTCGACCGCGCCGGTTGTGCGTAGGCGGCGATCTCCTTGGCATCGTTCTCGAAGCTCCGGCGATTATCCCGCAGGCCTTCGAGGCGACGCTGGCACTTTTCCTTGAGAGTAAGCTCAGCCATGTATCCGCCTGTAGCTATCCTCGAAGCGCAGGCGCTCCATGAGGGAGAGAATGTCGTCGGTGCCACGCACCAGGTAATCGTCGACAGCACCGTCCCTGCGGCCGTCCTTGGTGATCAGCTGCAGCCGCTCTGGGGCATGGAGTGCAACCAGCTCCTCGCGCTGGATAGCCTCGGCAATCCATGGCGGTACGACGCTAAGGCCAGGCGAGCGCATGTGCATCAGCACCTCGGCAACCTGCACCGCCTCGACCTCGATTGGCTTAGCCTGGTACCTGGCCATCCTCTGCCTCCATCAGCTCGTACCGTCGCGACGTCGCCGTCTGGGACACAATCATGTCCAGCTGCTTGCCGTCGGGAAGGTCGCGGCCTTCGAGCACCAGGCGGATTGCTCCACCCATGTCCTTCGAGCCAAAGATGTTTACGCCCAGCGGCAGCATCGCTGGCAGCTGGTGGAGTAGGTCAGGGGTTACGTCGAGGTAAGCTCTAGCCACCCGTCACGCTCCCGCCCATGCCGGTCACGGACGGCGCCCCGGCCACGCCCTGCGGCCCGGTCATCACCGATGCCCACATACCTCTACGGCGCAGACGCAGACGGCTGTCCTTACCGCCGTTGATCATGTCCTTGGGGGTCTGCATCGTCTGGTACTGGGCGGGAGGCGGGGTCTTTGGAACCTTGGGCGCTTTCATCATACACATGTCAGCCTCCGGTGTAGCTTGGTGAAGGGCCAGTGGTGCCAGCTACCTGCTGAGCCTGGGCGCCTGGCTGGCCTGGTCCGCCGTAGCGCGCCGACAGCCGGTGCTTGCCCTTAGTGATAGCGTAGATCATCCGGTCGACCGAGCCGCTGAAGGCTGGCTGACCCTCTGGTGCTGGCTGAGCCTGGGCTGATTGCTTGGCCATGCACATCGGTCAGTAGCCCGACGACGGCGACGGGCCGGTAGTGCCCTGTGTGGTGTAGCTGGGTGAGGCGTTGGTCGCCGAGGCTATCGGCTGGTTCTTCTTCTTGCCCTTGCCCATTGCCGAGACAACGGCCGCTGCCGGGCTGAGGAGCCCTAGTGCGGCGGTCTTGGGTTTGATCAGGCCAGCGGCCATCGCGGGGAGCATGCACATGGGTAGTGCAGTACGGGTGGGCCGGGCTGGGTTGAATCGTCACAAAAGAGAAAGGGCCAGGCAGGGTCTCAAGGGGAGGGTGCCCCGTGTCCTGCCTGGCCCAGTTACCGCCCCGTGGAAGACGGCTCTCTGGAGGAGAGTGACCTGGTTCTACGCTGCCAGGCTCACGATTGAATCACAACAGACGGGCGAAATACAGCACCAGCACGATGACTACCACGGCCTGGAGGATCAGGCGCAGGTTGCCGTCGAGCGACAGGTTGCTGATCAGCCACAGGATGAGCACGGCGATGACCACCGCGATGAGGATTTCTACCAGCATGGGCTAGCTCCTTATGTATTCGGCCCCGCCCTTGAGCGCGGCCTCCTTCACTTCAAGCTCTATAACACCCTCGCCAGCGTATCGAATCAGCTCCTCGGGGATCGCCAGGCGCTGCTGCATCCCGCTGTCATGCTGGATCACGGCGAGACATATCTTCACTTCCTTGCCATCCTTGTCGACGGCGGTGCAATTGCGGCTGACGCCGTATCCGATCATGGCCATGTCAGTACCTCACTAGCAGAACGATGAGCGCCAGCAGCATGACCGCGGCGGTCACTGCGATGGCTACCATCTCGCCGATGTTGCGTTGGTTGCGATAGTCCATGTCAGCCTCCCCAGATCGGCGAGGTGACCGCGATCACGACCAGCACGGCCAGCGCCAGGCCAATCCATACGCGGTTGTTGCTACGCATTGGATTGCTCCCAGCGGTCATGGATGTCCTTGTATCTCAGTTGGTCGACATGATCGCCGCCCCACTTGCCGGTCGTGGCGTGAGCGAAGGTTCGGATCGTGGCCCACTTCACGACGTCGCGGGGCAAGCTCCAAGCGATCCACATGACGAGCCGTTCCTTAAAGTTCCTTGTAACGGTCATAATCTCCTCCTCTTCCTGCTATCTCGGCCAACTCCTCTTCGCGGCCGTAGGACTTCTTACGTCCATAGTTCTCTGGGTTGAGGTACTCTGGCAGCTCTCGCGCCT